CCTTTAGGTCCAAGGGGGCACTCGTCGCATCGCGCCCCTTTACACCTGGGATCAAAGTCGTGAACAGGGTATTCTTTCATGTTGGTGGTAGCATCAACAACTGGTCCTTGGTGGTAGAAAAGGGCTGCCGCACCAAGGACCTGGAAGGTACGGCAGCCCGGCTCGAAGTCAGACCCGAGCCATCCAAGTCAGCTTACAATGCCCTGAGCCGCCGAAGGTGGCGGGGGCAGCGTAGCCTGAATCGAAGGTGCGACTGCACCATTGGTAGGTGCAGCAGGGTTGGGGGCAGCCGTAACTGGGGCCTTGGGAGCCGCAGCCTGGGTGCCGCTGGCAACAAGCGCATCATGCTCAGCCTTGTTCATCCAACGCACAATCTTGTTGTATGAACCTTGCACGCCTTGCTGGCCAGGTACGAACTCAATGTAAGCCCTGCGGCCACCATTCTCGCTGGAAAGGAACCAGTTGTCGCTGACGGCTGAAGCGGTCTCGATGTCTTGACCGCTGTAACCAAGTGACTCAAGAATGGAACGAACAGCAGCAAGCTGACCACGAACCTGACGTTCGGATAGACCCTGAAGGGCATTGCCGTTGTCGTCGTACGGGAAGTTCATGAAGTCGAACGTCTTGTAGCCGTTGTCGAACTGAACATACAGACGACGCTTGCCGGGCTTGTTGTCGGGGTTGGCGAGTTCGACCACGTTGACGGCGTAAAAGCCTGCTTCGGGGGCGCGTGCGCCGATACGAGAGATGCCTTGAAAGGCGCTACCGGGAATCTGGATAGCCATGATTTGGCTCCTTGTTTGTGTTGCGGGACAAAGCCCAGGGAAGGGTCAAGCAGACCCAGGGTTATCGAGCCGGTGGTGGAGGTGGCAGCGACGGTTGTGCTGACACGTCCTCACGCGTATCGAAATCGAACAGGCCCTTTTGACGTTGTGCATGAAGCACTCCACGAGCTATACCGTCTTGGCAAGCCCACCGCAAGTGTACCTGGTTAAGATTTTGGTGTCCTTGGATGACCTCAAGTACGACGTCACGCGAAGGGCGACCGGCAGAAACTTGAGTTGCAACCTGCTCAGCTACGTCGTCTTGCCACTCAAGTCCGGGGAATCTTGCAAGTTGGTAGCCGCTGGCAGAAGCGCGAAGAATCTCTCGGATATTGCCGGGAGTTTTCTCGGTGCAAATACCGGTACGGTCACCGGTCACCCACTCTGAATCCGTAGGGTCGCAGTAGTAGATACTGGGGAACCACGGGTCAGGGTAGCTTGAATCAACCATGGCACGGACGTTGACATCACACCATGAGGGCAGCGTCTCTGTCTGGTTGCGCGACGGCACGTCAGGTCCACCAGGGCAGAACATGCCGTCTACGTTGGAGCCAGGTTGCCTCTCGTGGAAGGTCATGGCCAGATGCACGCCCAGGTGGCGTGAGAGGCCGGCAAGCTGGAGCAGGTGACGGTTGAGCTGCTGGTACTGGTAGAACCTGTCCTTGCGGCCTGAACGCCCTGTAGGTGAGTTGTCCTGCCAGTACAGCATTGAGCGTTGGCAGATATGACTGGCATCATCAATGATGAGCGCGCCGTATGGCTTGAGTGCTTCAGGGTTGTCGCTAAGCTGCTCCAACATCTGAACCAAGTCAGGTAGGATCTGCGGCGGGTTGGGGTGTACCGCAGGTTGGATACCCAACTCGTTGTTGGCAACCAACTCAATCGCACTGGGTACACCAATGAACAGGCCGTTGGGGAACGCAGCAATGACGTCGCTTGTCTTCTTCTTTTTCGGTTTGCCGTATACGCAAACCATGACGGTAGGTGGATTCATGTCGACTCCAGGGTTGTAGGTTCAGGGTTTTCTGTGTTTGGCTTCCACGCCTGCTTCGCCGTAGAAACACATTTTGATTGCGGCACAAGCACCGTATCGACCGACGCAAGTGGTCTCATGCTGCGCCTTGGGCCAAGCCCAGTAGTTGCCTGTAGACATGTCGAGGCGAGCAAGTTCATGCTCTGCTCTCCACAACATCTCAGCGAAGTGTGAGTCGCGGTGCGGTGTCGCAGGTACCATCGGTCGCGCTACCCGCCACGGGTCAGTTGTCTGGATGAGGTTCAACGCAACACCACCAAAGTTGTCAGGCCATAGCTGCTTACCCATGATGCGGAATGCAGCGAAGCCACCATCGACCGCGTAACCATCAACGGATCTGCCGGGCTCTACACGGGCTTGGTGCTTGTGGTCCCAGATGTATACGCGACCAGCCTTGTCCTTTGTTGCCATGTCGATGCGGCGTGTGAGTTCGACGGCTGTGCCGTGGTTGGGGTGGCCAGGGCAGTTCAGCGGTGTCGGTATGATGTCTGATCCATCGACAGCTTTGATCGCAGTCGCGTACGGATCATAGTTGACCTCTTTAGGGTCGATGACCCATAGGCCCCAAGCGCCCCCCTTCGTGCCCAGAATCGCTGTGATCTGGTACTCGACGGACACGATTGTGCCGGGGGGTTCGGGATACGTAGCGATGTAGCGGCGGAAGGTTTCGAGCATCCGGTCGATATGCTCCTCGCCTTCACCATTGACCTTGACCCATTCATACACGGCTTCTTCGGGGCTGAGCAGTACACTTGCGTCGGTGACGTACTCATCACCAGCCCAGCACCCACCCTGCTCGCAACCCCAGATGGCGTGCTGGTGCGCCTGCATGACATGACCCATCGAGCCGCGCGTCAGCGCCGAAGCAGGGATGAGTTGCAGGTCGAGCCTGTTCTGGTACGCAAATAGCTGTGGGCATTTGAAGAAGGTGCCAATACGGCTCCAACCCCGCCGACTTCTTCCTGCATCGATCAACATCTTATTCTTCATCAGAGGCTCCAAATGGGTATTTCATACTACGAGCCAACCTTGGGATGGAAGAGATGTCAGGTACCCGGTGAACAAGTGGGTGGTGGTAGAACGGTACGACGTTCTTGTGTGGGCCCAGCAACATGTTGTCGTGGGGCGCAACAAGAATGATTGGCTTATTGAGTGCCAAGGCAGCGCCGAACTCTGTGTGGGTACCGTACCCACCATGTAGCAGAACAATGATGAAGTCGGCTTCGCGTACGCCTTCAATCTCCTTGACGGCGATAGACCCCATCTCAATGTCGGAGGGCACACCGCCGAAGGTCTTTGTCCAATCGTAAGTGACGTGGTGGCCGTGCGGTGCAAGCAAGCGAGTCACACGCTCGACGCCTGCTCGGTTCGAGTAACGAGTTGAGACGTAGTACTTCATTTGGTCCCCAACTTGCCAATGATGGAGTCAATGAGTGCCCCCTTATCTTCCAAGCCAAGCAGTTTGTTATCCAGTCCCTTTAGCTCGTCCGCTCGCAGGAAAGACTCAATCGGACCAAACTTGTCCGTAAGTATTTCAACCACTCGCTCATCGTAGGTGCTTGCTGCAACGACGACTTTGAGCAGCGTTGCATGCCCGCCCAGTCGGTCGAACCGTCCCTTCCACTGCATGAAGTCACCTGGCTTCCAAGGCAGCATGGCGAAGATAGCGAGGTCCGATGTCTGCATACCATCAACACCGGTACCAATACTCTGACCGGTAGCTACGATGCAGCAGGGGCCGTCTGAAGACCTGAAGGTGTCGATGATGGTATCGCGCTCGCTTTCAGGCACACCTCCATGGATCATCCATATAGGTATGTTCTTCTGGGCTGAGTCACCGCGTGAGACATCTCGCTTGATGACGTCACACCACACTTCAGTCTCACGCCTACGCGCAGTGAACACAACAACCTTGCCGCCACCACGCAGCCCTTCAAGTACTTCACCTGTGACGTAGTTGCGCTTACGGCTGCATGCCTCAGCAAGTCGTGCCTCGACCACGCGAGTACGTGCGTCTTCACCACCTGACTTGGCTTCTTTGGCCATACCCTTGACTGCCTGACCAAACGTCTTGTCGTCGCTCCAGCGCTCTGCACGATTCAACTCGGTGTTGCTTAGATACACGACCTGTACGCGTGTCGATGGGAGGGCTGCGTGACTCTCACTGTATGGAACCTCATGCATGACAAAAGAACAACGCAACTTGAGTTCGTCTATGTTGCTGCTGCCTGCGTCATCGAGACCACCGAACTGACCTGGCTTGGCGTCACAGTATCGGTTGGCAAACCGTGAGTAGCTGTGACTGAACCCGCCAGGACTGAGTAGGTCAAGCTGGGACCAAAGCCGTCGTGGTCGACCATCATCAAGTGGTGTGGCTGTTAGACCAATACGAAGCTGGATACTCGGCATACGGCTGACATCCATCACGGCCACGGCCCGGTTCTCTCGGTCAATCTTGCTACCCCGCCGACCGCTTGCAGCAGTCTTGCGGCGCTCGAAGGTAACAGAGCCGTCTGCTTGGGGGATTGCTGTCCACCGCTTGCGACTACCGTGCGTGTGAATCTCATCGAGGATCAGAACGGACGGGCTAATCTTGCGTACGATACTTATGTTGTCGGCCAGCGACTCGGCACCAACAACCAGTACGGGTCGACGGTTCTTGTCTTGGCACTCAAACAGGTAGTCATCAAGTGTCTGGTCGTTTTTCCGAATGTCGGACTTGGGCCGTATCCGGTGGGATACAAGGTTTGTGTATTCTTGCATCTGACTCCACCAGACATGGCGAGCCTTCGCGGGGCAAACGACGAGAATGGGCCCCGGACGTGTGAGCGAAGCAAGAATGGCCCCCAATGTCTTACCGCTCCCGCAACTCCACACGTCCAGCACCCAAGGCCGTGACAACGCCCAAGCGATGCCCATAAACTGATATGGCGTAGCAATCTCAAGTACGTGACTACGCAACTCCCCGGTCTCTACATAACGCTCAGCGATCTGCTTGCCGTGTTCGGTCATGCCTGTACGCCACTCATCCGAGGCTTGCCAGTACGTCATCCCGGCATGTGTGTTGGTACCTTCAACAGAGAAAGAGAGGTTCAGGTGATACAACTCTGCCTCGACAAGCCAAGCAGCATGAACCGGCGCGTACACCTCGAACGTACTGAAGTCACGGTCTTGTCCGGTACTCAATACCTTGTGCAGCCGGTACTTACGCCCGCTGGCTGTTCGTCCGTAAACCAGGGCTCCTGGGACACTATCCTCAACGGCTGCAAGCAGGTGTTGATTGATAGGTCCAGAGGCAGCAATGGCGTACGTGAAGTGTGGTTGATCCCACATGGTCAGGTCCTTGTAGACGCGCAGGTTGTCTGCGTCCGTCGAGATTCAGCCTATAAGACCTAAACCACCCTGTCAAGTAAAAACTTGACACCTCGGTATTATAGGACTAATCTCAGAACGATATCAAGACGAGCATCTGAGGACATCATGAGTTGGTTTGATTTTGCAAACTACGTGAAGGGTCACCGCGAAGCGCGGAGCTGGTCTCGTTCTGAGCTGGCCCGCCGTTCGGGACTAACACAAGCAGAGGTTAGCCGACTTGAATCAGCTAAACGAATGCCGACCCTACGTCATGTTCGGCACTTGGCAATAACCTTCTCGAAGACGCGCCAAGACGGCGACCCAAAAAGCTACGCCAACTGGGTCGCTCAGATGGTTGACCTCGGTGACGCGGTAAGACGGGAAGTACGCGCTGCACGTAGGGTAACTGCGTCGTAGTCAGATCAGTCTTACCGACAACGGCTCAGTCAGGTCGTACGAGTGTCTTTAGTCCCGGTTTTCGATCATCTTAGCGATGTCTTTCTTGAGCTTGTCTTCTTCTTTGCTCTTGATGATCGTATCGAGCTTAGCGGTCTGCTCGATCAACTGAGTACCAATAGTGTCCGTCATGCGGTCAATCCGCTTCTGGGCAAACCAGTTGGTGACGATCAAGTAGATGGCAAAGATGCCCATCGCTCCGTACTCCAGCA